GTGGCTCGCCAAAGATTCTGATGGTTGGCGCACTTGGTAAGCAGAAGGTATCGTCGTTTGCTGGTATCGCTGCACAGCGTTACATGGCTCCGGGCAATACTCCGACCACCATTATCGGTGCGGCTGACGTTTATATGTCGGACTTTGGCACGATGTCGGTTGTTCCTAACCGCTTCATGCGTACCCGTGATGCTCTGGTACTTGATCCTGAGTACGCAGCACTTGCTTATCTCCGTCCATTCCAGACTAATGATCTGGCTAAGACTGGTGATAGCGAGAACACTCAGCTTCTGGCTGAAGTTACTCTGGAAGTCAAGAACGAAGCGGCTCATGGCATCATCGCCGACTTGAACATGGCTCTGTAATAAGTAGCAAATAGCCCCTGCCTAACGGTGGGGGCTAACTATAATAAGGAAAGCATTTTTGCTCTTGTTATAGGAACACTAAAACAAGGAATTTATGAGTACTCCGATACGGACTCAGACAGCACACGAAGACGGTGATGGCGGGATTATCATCGAGACTAAGCAGGATGTTACCGAGATCATTGAGGCTAACAAGGCTCAACTTGAATTCGATAAAGAACGCAGAGGCCACTTAAACGAGCTTCATCACGTTGCCAGAATACCCTTTACGGTGATTGATGTACTGAATCAGCAGGGGGTTATGAAGGGCTTTAACGTGGTGGATGAGATCGGGTTTGCTAAATGGCTGAACGATCCTGATAATGCTGTGTGGAAGACATATCGCGGAACAGTATGATTACTCAAGAATCCCTTAAAAGTATTGTTGAATACGATAAAGAGACTGGACTTTTTGCCAAGAAGAACGGCGCAAAGTTTGGATTTGAGGATGCAGGTTATCTGAGAGCAGAAATTGGTTTAAAAAACTACTATTTGCATCGGTTAGCTTGGCTGTATGAGTATGGAAGTTTCCCTAAAGGTCATATCGATCATATAAATGGCGATAAGACTGATAATAGGATTTGTAATCTAAGAGAAGCAACAAGATCACAAAACCTATGCAATGTTGCAAAAACTAAAAGAAATACGTCTGGCATAAAGAACGTTTCTTTCCATAAAGAATCAAAAAAATGGAGAGTAGTTGTTAGTGTCAACGGAAAAAATAAATCTTTTGGTTTGTACAATGATATAGAGTTAGCTGAATTGGTATCAATTGAGGCTAAGAATAAATATCATGGCGACTTTGCTAGAAGTTAATAGGGGAACTGTATGAGAGTAGGAGTTTGCGTACCGTGTAGGGATGAGGTTCATACTGGTTTTGCTTTCGACTTTGCGAGGATGACAGCACACGATGCGTCAGTTCGTTGCAAGGACGGTAAAGGTGGACTAAGCCTTTACACAATGCCGGGAACGCTGATTTTCGACCAACGGGAGAAGCTAGCGCAGGTTGCTTTGAGTGAAGGGTGTGAGGCATTGCTGTTTATCGACAGCGATATGCGGTTTCCACCAGACATCATTGACATCATGTTAAGCCGCGAAGTGCCTATCGTTGGGGTTAATGCTACGACCAGAAGGAAGCCTGTCACACCTACGGCAAAGATTTTGACTAGGTACATGGATGGGGATACTGAGGTTCGTAAGTGGTCGAATGTAGATTCTCGCGGTAAAGAGGGAATCGAGGAAGTTACAGCGGTTGGGTTTGGTGCTGTAATGATCCGTAAAGAAGTATTTGAGAAGACTGGTAGACCTTGGTTTGATGCTGGATGGGGTTCTAACGGTGTCTGTGGTGAAGATGTATATTTCTGCGTCAAGGCTGGTTCTGAAGGCTTTCAGACGTATGTAGACCATGAGCTATCGATGCACATCAGGCACATAGGCACATACGAATATGGCTGGAAGGACTTTGAGCAGTTAGAGGAATAAATATGCCATTTGCAAGCTATTCGGAACTAAAGACTACGGTAGCGAATTATCTAGCCCGTAGTGATCTAACATCGGTGATACCCGACTTTATCCGACTAGCTGAGGAAAGGCTACGTCGAGACATTCGGACTCGGCAGATGTTGATTGTCGCAACGGCATCGACTACAGGTGGTGATTCTACGGTTGGATTACCTACAGATTTCTTAGAGATGCGCGATATTCACCTGAACACTAATCCGGTGACTACATTGCGCTACAAGGCTCCTAATAGCTTCTACGCTGAGTCTAGGGTTACAGAGGGTGGTAAGCCTATTGACTACACGATTCTAGGCTCTGAGATACAGCTAGCCCCATCTCCTGACGGTACTTATGTGCTTCAGATGCTGTACTACGGCAAGCCTACTCTGTTGTCAGATAGCAATTCTAGCAACATCTTCCTAGCGAATTATCCTGATGCTTTGCTGTACGCGTCTTTGGCTGAAGCAGAGCCGTACTTAATGAATGATGCCCGTATTCAGACATGGGCAACCTTATATGATCGTGCTGTAACGGCGATTACGAACTCTGACCAGTCGAGTGAATACAGCGGTCAGCCTATGTCTATGTCTTATAACGTGAGGTAAATCATGGCAGAAATGTCGAACTATCTCGAAAATGCGCTGATTAACGCGACTTTGAGAAATACAGCTTACACCAGCCCTACGATTGTTTATGTGGGTCTTTATACGTCTGATCCGACGGATGCGAATACTGGTACTGAGGTATCTGGTGGCTCGTATGCTCGTACTGCTGTAACGTTTGGTGCGCCTAGTAACGGTGCATCTTTGAATAATGCAGCGGTTGAGTTCCCACAGGCTACGGGTAACTGGGGTACGGTGGGATGGATTGGTATTTTAGATGCTGCGACTAGCGGTAACTTGATGTATCACACGGCTTTGGATACATCTAAGACGATTGAAACGGGTGATATTTTCAAGATTGCGGTTGGATCATTGTCGGTAACTTTGGCCTAAGAGGTGAGTAATGTCCACTATCGTCACACGGGCTGGTAAAGGTAGTGCGCTAACTCACACAGAGGTAGATGCTAACTTTACGAATCTAAACAATGACAAGATTCAATCTGGCAATACGGTTGCTAGTCTAACGATCACTAGCGCAGACATTAACGGCGGTACTGTTGACGGTACTGCTATTGGTGGATCGAGTGCGTCTACTGGTGCATTTACAACGTTATCTGCTACTGGCGTAACGACTGTTCAGGCGGGTACTGCTGCTGCCCCTGCTATTACCACATCAGGCGATACCAACACGGGTATTTTCTTCCCTGCTGCTGACACGATTGCTTTCACAGAAGGCGGTGTTGAGAGCATGAGGATTGATGCGAGTGGGAACCTTGGCTTGGGTGTTACGCCGAGTGCGTGGGGTTCAAATTATAAAGTTTTAAGTGCTAACACTAGAGGATTAACCTTTGCTGGCGGCGTAGATGCCGGCGTGATAACACTCAACGCATACAATGACGGCGTGTGGAGATTTGCCGGAACATCTTCGTTTAGGTCTGCGCGTTATGAACTTTTTGACGGCGTTCATTATTGGTATACCGGCAATTCCGGCACAGCAGGTAACGCCATCACCTTCACTCAGGCGATGACGCTGGATGCGAGTGGGAATTTGTTGGTGGGAGCCACCGTTGCAAGCTATTCTGCTGCTAATCGTGGAAACATTACCGTCGGCGGGGCGAACGGCGCAATTGTTGCGCTTCAAGTCAATGGGACTTCTTCTGGCTATTTGTTTAGTTACAGCACCGCAATGGAACTGTGGAATAGTGCCAATACTCCTCTAGTTTTTGGCACCAACAACACCGAACGCGCCCGTATCACCGCTGGCGGGTACAGTAAGTTTAGTGATAACGGAACGTATATAGGTTCTGCTAGTAATTATCACGAATTTAGAAATACCGTTGCCGATTGGATAACCGTAAACAGTAATACAAACGCAAGCCCTTATGGTTTGTATACTCGATATGTAAACGCTGATCCAAATGGTACAGATAATGAGTTTCTTCAATTCGTTGGAAACCTGACTCTTAGAGCAGAATTACGTTCTAACGGCGGCCTAGCCAATTACAGCGGCAACAACGTCAACCTGTCTCACCGCCGCGAGAAAACAAACATTGCACCGGCTGGCGAGTACCTATCGAAGATTTGCGCCATCCCTGTTCAGACGTTTAACTACATCGATCAGAACATGGAAGATGACCCCGGCTTAACGCTGGGGGTAGTAGCCCAAAATGTGCAAGAAGTCGCGCCAGAGTTAGTCATGGAGTCGAACTGGGGTACTGAAGAAGAACCTAAGATGCGCCTGTCGATCTACCAGACCGACCTTCAGTACGCACTGATGAAGTGCATCCAAGAACTCAAAGCAGAGCTAGACGCAACTAAAGCGGAAGTAGCCTTGTTAAAAGGAGCGAAATAATGAACATAGTCTGGTCAGTTACCGCAATGGACTGTTATCCGCTTGCTCAAGGCAATGCTGATGTTGTATTCAACGTCCACTGGACTTGCGCTGCGACGGATGGTGACTATTCAGCAAGTGTGTACAACACTTGTCAGGTGTCTTATGCCGGTGGTTCGTTTACGCCTTATGAAGACCTGACGCAAGACGATGTACTAGGTTGGATTTGGGCTAACGGGGTGGATAAGGACACAACTGAGGCTGCGGTTGAGCAAATGTTGCAAAACCAGATTAACCCGCCGGTGGTTACGCCACCGCTTCCTTGGAGCGCATAATGGCTGTCAACGCACCTTTTACCCCGAAACACTACAGGCGAAAGTCGCAGCATTGGAGGCAAAGTAATGGAGATCACATTAAAGCTCAGCGTAGAAGAAGTGAATGGGATATTGCAGACGCTTGGACAACTTCCGACATCTTCTGGAGCATGGCCTTTAGTGGTGAAGATTAAAGAGCAAGCCGAGGCGCAAACTAAAGAACCTGAATGAGCCTTCAATACGTTCTCTATGACTATTGGGACTACGGCTATGCTGAAGGCGATGCTATTCTTGAATTCGGGAGTGCATCGGTAACGGCAGTAGCTAGTGTTTCTGCTAACGGCACAAGGGTCAGGACTTCGACAGGGGCAGTTAACGCTACAGCAACTGTAACTGCTACCGGCATAAGGATTCAATTCGGTGCTGGAAGTATTACTGGCAATGCTTCGTTTGAGGCTCAAGGAATACGGGTAAGAACTGCCTCTGGCGCTATTGCTGGTGAGGCTACTGTATCAGCACTCGGTGGCGTGGTTTATAGCGGTTCTGGGGCGATTACAGGCGTTGCTAGTGTCGTATGCTATCCCAATGCTATTTGGGGCGGTAATGCGGCTATAAACGCCTTAGTAACGGTTACTGCTAACGGTCAGATTGTTGGGGAAGAATGGACAGATGTAGTTGCTGTGCCGAATACATGGACTGAGCAGACTCCATCAAGCAATATCTGGTCGGTTGTTAATGCTGATGCAAATAGTTGGTTTAGTAGCAAATTGGCTGACCCTTATGTTGAGATCAATTATTGGGAAGACGGATATGTTGATGATCGGTATGATTATTGGATTCCGCAATCAGGGGTAACAGATACTTGGGCTAGACAATGAAGATTCCATTAGGTGAGTGGTTACCAGATCAGCCCGGAGTTACAGGGGCTATAACAGACGCTAAGAATTGCTATCCGGTAACTAACGGTTATGCACCATTTCCTAGTGAGGCTGATTATTCGGATGCTGCTGCTCAGGACTTGTTGATTACGTTTGCTGGTAAGTACGCAGGGGCTACGAATCTATTTGCTGCTGGTGCTACTCAGGTCTACAAGTTTGATTCGGCTGATGCGAGTTTAGATGCCCTAACGACTACAGGTTACACGGCTGTAGAAAGTTGGGACGCTACTCAGTTTGGGGCTAAGATGATTCTGGCTAACGGTCAGAACAAGTTACAGGCTTATGAGATTGGTGTTTCTACCTATTTTGCTGATTTAGCTGCTGCTGCACCTACGGCTAAGTTTGTGACTGTAGTTCGGGATTTTGTTGTGGCGGCTAACGATGGGTCGGATACGAACAAGGTTTACTGGTCGGACATTAACGATGAGACAGACTGGACTCCCGGTGCTGCTTCTCAGTCGGATATACAGATCATCCCTGACGGTGGGGATATTACAGGTTTAGCGGGTGGCGAATATGGCCTGATCTTCCTAGAACGTGCCATATATCGGATGAGCTATACAGGCTCCCCGTTTTTCTTTCAATTTGATGCGATTTCTAGGTCTTTAGGATGTATCTCTAACGGCTCGATTTCCCAGTACGGCGGGGTTACCTATTTCCTAGCTGATGACGGTTTTTATGTGTGCGATGGTCAGTCCGTAAAACCTATCGGGTCAGAAAAAGTAAATAGATGGTTTTTTGACAATGCAATTCCGGGTGAAGTGCAAACAGGAATGTCATCTACGGTTGACCCTATTAGAAAATTAGTTATTTGGAAATTTAATACGACATTTGGTGGTAAGTATCTGCTTATTTACTCGATAGATTTGAATAGGTGGTCGTATGCAGAGACAACTGCTACGTCTATTTCATTTGTTTTAACGCCATCAGCGACGTTAGAGCAGGTGGATAACTACAATTCAAACATTGATGCGTTAGAAATTCCGCTGGATTCCCGGGTATTTGCTGGTGGACAGCTACTTTTTGCGGGTGTTGTAGGGGCTAAGATCGTAGCTTTCTCAGGTCAGCCAAAAACAGCCAATATTACGACGGGCGATATTGATGTCGGACGGTCTACGGTGACGTTAGTTAAGCCGATTGTGGACAGGGGTAGTGCTTCCGTAGCGATTGCTAGCCGGGACTTGCTGTCGGATCAGGTGGAATTTGGCTCTAACGTAGCTGCTGATGCTGAAAACCGTGTATCTATCCGTTCTAACGGTGAATATCACAGGCTAAGACTCACTCCGACAGGCAATAACTGGGAAACAGCGGTAGGTTTAGAGGTAGAAGTCGTTAAACAGGGTAATCGATGACTCAGTTTCGTACATTACCGCCATTTGGAGGGGATCAGAGGGCTGTTGCTGAAGTCGTTCGT